TGGGGGATGACGAACGAGCGCACGTTGCGCCGGCCTCGCGTGCCGACCGTGCCGGGCGAACCTGGCGGCAGCGTCGGCAGCAGCGTCAGCACGCCTTCGCGCTGCTCCACGATGATCTGGCGCGTGCGCACCGGCTTGGGCGCAAAGAGGTTCATCGCCTCCAGCTTGCCGTACCGGTTCGGGATCAGGTTGATGGCCGCCGTCATCGACGCCATCTCGAAAGCGGGATTGGTGAATGGGTTCTGCATGGTCGATCAGGCTCCGACGCGCACCAGGACGCCCAGTGCCTTGAGTTGAGAGATCGCGGCGTGCTGCTCGACGGCGGCGATGCCGGCGGGCCATTGCAGCGCGTGGGACGCGACGATGGCGTGGCGCGCGACCATCAGGCCGTCGTCACGATCGGCCAGGTGGGCGTCGCACGCCTGCATCAGCACACCGGCGGCGTACTGGCTGCCATCGGTGGCGGACGGGTCGAGCTGCTTGACCTTGCCCGTGGCGGTCACCATGCCGAGCACGGTGCCGAGCGCCAGGCTCTGGCCGGCGGCCACGGTGACGCGCTCGCGCGAGTACAGATTGGGCGCCTCGTACTTGAGGAGGTCGCCCAGGTTCAGTGGTTCTTGAAGAACAGGCATGGGTTTCGGTTACTGGATGCCCAGGCGCTTCTTGACGGCCTGGAGCAACGGGTTACGGGGAGAGGCCGGGTGGCTGGCATCGGCAGGGAGCGCCTGCGCGTGCGGATCGATACGGCTGGCGATCTCGGGCGATGCGTCAGCGCGCGCGGCGAGCAGTTGGCTGCGCACGCGTTCGGGCGTGGTGCGCGCTTCGAGGAAACCGGCGATCAGATCGGTGCGCCCGGCCAGCGCGCACAACTGGGCGATCTCCACGGCGTCGGTGTGGCTGGCGACGGGGGCTGCCTGCGCTGCGGGTGGCGATGCAACCACCGCGGGTTGGGCAGTGGCACCGATAGCGTCCGCAGCCGGCACGCTGACAGCAGCGGGATCAGGTTGAGTGATCATGGAGCAATCCATTTGGGGGTTGAGAGAGGGAGTGCGCGCGGATGCGACCGGCGCAGGAACAGAAAGCGATGCAGTGAGCTGGGCGAGCGCGTCCTCGAACGTGCCGACGGCATCCGCCAGACCGGCGGCGACAGCGTCCTGCCCGAAGTACAGCCCCGCTTCGGTGGCGCTCACCGTGTCGGCCGTGATGCCGCGATACCGGGCCACGGTCGCGACAAACAGGCCGTAGATGCGGCTCACCTCGGCTTGCAGCTGCGCTTGTGCTTCGTCGGTAATCGGCTCGTGTGGGTTGAGGTCGTTCTTGCGGGCGCCGGCAAACACCGCCGTGTAGCAAACGCCGTCGCGAGCGTCCTTGACCGACTGGTCGACGTGCATGGCGATGACACCAATCGAGCCGACCCCGCCGGTGCGGGACACAAAGACCCGCGATGCGGCGCAGGCGAGCGCATAGGCGGCCGAGAACGCCATGTCGTTGGCCGCCGCCCAGACGGGCTTCACAGCAGCGGCGGCACGAATGCGATCAGCGAGATCGAAGACGCCGCCCGACTCGCCGCCGGGGCTGTCGACATCGAGCAGGATGGCGGTGATGCTGGGGTCGGCCAAGGCCGCGTCCAGCTGTTCACCGATCGCGGTGTAGCTGGCCAGCCCCGACTCGGCCTCCAGGCCCACGGTGCGCCGCACCAGCGTGCCGTGGATCGGGATCACGGCGATCTGGGCATGGCCACGGACCGGATTCCGTTCGGGCGGCGTGTAGTCGACCGGCGGCGCCAGTCCGGCCAGGCCCACGCGTGGGCCGAGCACCGACAGGATCACGTCAAGTTTGGGGCGATCAATCGCCAGCGGCACGCCAAACAGGCGTGTCGCCAGATGAGGCAACAGGGTCATGGAAATCCTTCAGGCGGCGACGGGCTCGCCTGCATTGGCGTCCGCGCGGGACACGGCGGCAGCACCATCCTTGGCGGTATGGCGCGGATCGGAATCGAAGATCAGCCCGAGCTCGTCGGCACGGGCGTTGTCGGCGGCAATCTCGCGGTCGATGTCCTCGGCGTCGTAGCCGAAGGTGGAAATCGCTTCCGAGCGGCTCATCAGGCCGGCGCGGATGGCCAGCAGCATCGCCTTGAACTCCTTCTCGGGGTCAACCCACTGCCAGCCCTGCGGGATCCACTTCACCTGCAGGTACTGGCGACGACGGGCGGCCCCGCCGCGCGCGAAGCCGGGGGCAGTCAACGCTCCCGAGAGAACAGCCTGTTTCATCCAGGCGGCCCACACCGGGCGGCACATCTGGTGCACCAGCACGCTGTGCTGCACCATCTCGCAGCGGCGGCGGAACTCCAGCAGCCCCGCCCGGATGGACGAGTAATTGACGCCGGTCAGGTCCCCGGTCAGTTGCTCGTAGGTGATGCCAAGCGCTGCGGCCACCGCACGGAACTGCGTGCGCAGGAACTCGCCATAGGAGCCGCCGACATCGGCCGGATCGGAGAACTTGATGTCCTCGCCCGGCTCCAGAATCTGCAGCGTCCCCGGTTCCAGCCCCACCAGCGAGATGCCGGCCTCGTCCGGCAAACCCTCGCCCATCAGGTTGTCCTCGGGACTCTGGCGCGTGACGAAGCCGGCGAACATCGCCGCGGTCTTCTTGCGCACCAGTTCCGCGTCGTCGTACTGGTCGAGCTCGTTCAACTTGACCAGCGCCCGCGAGAGCCACGGCTCGCCCCGGATCTGGCCAGGCCGCAACACGCGGTACAGGTGGATGATCTCGCTCGCGTCGACCCGCACCGTATCGAGCCCGCCCTGCCCCGACATCGGCGCCAACCGGCCATCGTCCGGATGCGAGCGGTACAGGTGATAAGCCACGCGCCGACCCAGCCCGTCGAATTCGATGCCCGAGCGCACCACGTTGCCCGGGCCGGAGGCCCCTGCGATTGGCGGCAGGTCGACGTTCAGGGTCATCGGCAGATGCTCGGCCTCCAGCAGTTGAAGCTGCAGCGGCACGGTCAGGCCGTCCTCGGGGCGTCGCGGGCGCAGGCGGATCAGGCACTCGCCGCCTTCGAGCATGGCGCGACAGGCCAGCGCCTGCAGGCCGTAGAAGTCAGTCTGGCCGGCGGCGTCGGCTTCTGCCGTCCAGTCCCGCCACAGCGCCTGCACGTCGGCCTTGAAGGCATCGTCGGTGGACAGGCTCTGTGGCTTGATGCCGGTGCCGACCGCGTTGGCGACGAACGCCTCGATGCCGGCCTGCGCCCAGGCGTTGCGCCGGACCAGATCCCGGCTCTTGATGCGCAGGTCCTCGCCACTGGCGAGCAGCGCCGCCACGGCGCCCGGATTGCCGGGCCGCCAGGCGAGCGATCGCCTACCCCGGCCAGCGGCCTCGTGGACCGGCGCCTGGCCGAACAGGCTGCGGATCCTGCCGAACCAGCCAACCTGGGTTCGTGATCCTTTGCTGGCCATCAGAACCCTTTGCCGGTCGTGACGCGGATCTGGCGCGGGGCGCCCGGCCACAGGCCGGTTTCGGCGGCCTGCTCGAACAGGCCGCGCCGGACCTCGCGGATCGCGAGCTTGAGCTCATCAACCGTGCGGTACTCGACCGTCTTGTCTTGGAAGGTGACGCGACGCTCACCCTTGGCGAGCGCGGCCTCCAGCGCTTGCAACTGCGCTTCGGTGTATGCCATTCAGCGGTAAACCATCAGGTTGAATTCAGACGAGTCCGATAGCGTTCCGGCGGCGGTCGTGCAGATGACCTCCACAAACGCCTCGGTCTTGGCCTCGGCGCGCACGCGAGCGGCGGCGGCCTTCATGGACGACTGGCGCCCAGCGTTGCGGGCAAAGGCCAGCCAGCAGTAGTTGTCGTCGGGCATCGGCTCGGCGAAGACCACGCGGTACTTGCCGGTAGCGATGCGCGTGACACCCTGGACGTTGAATGCCGACCGGATCACCGCCTGGTTGCCTTCCGTGCCGAAGCAGACCCAGGCGCGGGCCAGGCCCGGGTGATCCGCCGTGATACGGGCGCGGACCTCCTGGGCAATCGCAGCGGCGAGCTCGGCGATGTTTCCGGTCAGCGACATGGCCGCCGGATCAGGCGCCGGTCAGGGCCGCCTCGAAGACCGGCACGAAGTCGGTCTCGGGGTCGCCGATGGCGGCGGCCGCTACCGCACCGATGTTCTGGCGGGCCTGGGCCTGCTCGTCGGCGGTCAATGCCTGCGCGGCGTCGAAGCGCACACGGCGGTCCACAGCGGCCAGCAGCGCGGCGATGCCGCTCTGGTCCTTGAGGATCGCCTCCTGCAGTTCCTTGAGGGTGTCGAAAGCCGCGTCGGCGCCGCCCAGCAGGTCGGCCTTGAGCGCGTCGAGCAGCCCGGTGATCTTGGAGGCCGAGAAGGTGGTCGTGGTGCCCGCCGCGTTGGCGTCATCGATCAGCGCGGCGCTGGCGATCTTGTCGAACTGCGCACGCAGCTCGTTGATCGCCGAGACCAGACTGGTCTTGTCGGTGGTCGACAGCCGGGCCAGCGTGCCGACCTGGTCGTGGATGGTCTTGAACTCCGACGCCAGACGCAGGACGAGGGATTC